TCTGCTAACAAAGTTGTGTATAACGTAATTGAACTTATAATAAAAATACCGGCAGATAACCATAATATACTGGATGAAAATTTCTGTCCAATATCAACCCAATTAATAGCGGTCTTTTTTTTCATATCCTTATAATAAACGAATATAAAATAATCATCATATGAACTTCCTTAAATAACTAATTTACTAAGTTGCATACATTAAACCGCAGTTTCCTCCAACAAACGTAATCATATTTAATCGTTCTTCAAATACATACAAATCATAATTATACGTATAAATACGCCAAGTTGGTTTATTAATACCAATAACCGTTCCGTTTTCATCACAAAACGTAGTTGTTTGCACATTGGAATCTAATGGCGGTTGAATTGTAGTGAATTCTAGTTCCACTTGGTTGAAACGGTTCATATTAATCGCGCCGGATGGTTGAATATCATATGGAGTTGTATTCATGCAAAAATTATAACAATATAACCCATCGGGTGCATTTCCCTGAGTTCTAACATATTTTTCGATTAAATTGTATACTCCTACAGGTTGACTATTCTCGCGATAAGACCCGTCTAGTAAAATTCCCATATTGGATAATATATTTTTTTCATTTTCAACCGAGTAATCTCCAGAATAATATAACAATTGATTTGTAGTTGGGGGTATTATATTAATATCCGAGGGCAGATAATTATACGCCCAATTCGTATAATTGCTCCATTCGTTTCTCAGATTGACATCACTTCTCTGAAAATAAAATAAATTACTCGATACCATACCCAATGATTTCAAATCCACTTTATTCGTCCCGGTAATATTGAAGAATTTTTTCTCATTCACTTGTCTGAATAAATATTTTTGTTCTTGAAGCGCAAATAGTCTCGCCTCATCCGTCGATAGAAAACAATATGTGCAATTCAAGTGAATGTCTGTGTTCCATAAAGTTCTAGTGTCTAAATATTCAGTAGAATCATCAATGATTTCACTTGGCGGTGTTTGCAAAAAACGATGAAATTGCATATATGTAGAATTAAAATTGGGTGCTACATATGGATATCCATTCGCAGAATCTTGAACATCGATAATTCTGAATAATTCATTGATCGGTTTAAAAGTAATTGTAATATGCAATTCATTATATTGCAATGATGTTAAAGGAAACGCCATTTGACTTTTTAGCATAAACCACGAATTTAAAGGAATATATAAAATTCTTCCTCGAATGGATGGTTCTGCGCCCACCGGATTGGTAGTATATGTCGCATTTGGATACATATTTGTACGTGCACCACTATTCGCCGGATCATTAATCTCGCTGATATTTCCAATCATTTTATTGAATAAATCCATCTTTTCAGTAGGATAGTCTCTTTGAACCGCCGCCAATAAGTAATCGCCGGAAAATTCCTGAAGTGTTTGATTACCACATGTAATGGATATTTTGTTAATCATTTTAGCGCCAATATTGTCAATCCATTTAAATCCGTATGGTATATACAAATCATTTACAGCGTCATAATAAAGTGGACTCCAAATATGGGGAAGTTCAAATGAAATATACGTGTCCATTAATAAATCAGCATATCTAGGTATTTTAAAAATAAAGGTGGATTCTTCGGTTAACCTTAATGTTCGCGAACCTTCAAAATCTACCCTAAATTTTTGAAATCCGAAATTAGTATATTGAGCATAACTTGATTTAAAAAATGTTTTAGAAGGATTACCATTTAGAATAACATTTTGTTGACCATATGATACTAAATTCATGAGTCCGCCAGGCATATATGTATATATTAAATATTATTTAACTATTTTAATTTTGTTATTGTTATTGTTTTTATTCTATTTTATTATTTCCATTTATATTATATGTCAACGTCAACAGAACCATCTTTTCCTTTAAACATTACCGACATGTTGAATAAAATGGACGATAACGCCGCTATTTTTATGATTACATTTGTTACTTCTGTAATTATTATCATGTTTGGGATCTACGTGTATTATATGATTAATTTGAAGGATAATAAATGTTCAATGATAGACGCATTAAATCCGAATAAAAATACCGCAATGAGAACGGTTATCCCAAATAACAACGCATTAAATAATTATTATATTAAATCTGCCTATAATTGTTGTAGTTTAGGATCCTATAAGAATGACTATGTTGGTATGTGCGCATTAAAAAATGTGTTACGCCAAGGTGTTCGTGGTCTTGATTTCGAAATATTTTCGATTGATAATAAACCGGTTATTGCTACATCTATGACAAATAATTTCAGTGTTAAAGAAACATTTAATTCGATTGATTTCGAAGAAGCGTTGTTTTTTATTACACGAAATGCGTTCAACAATTTATTTGTCAATAATTCGGGGGACCCGATTATTATTCATTTAAGATTTAAAAGCGAAAATATTAAAATGTACGATAATTTAGCAGCGATTTTATCGAAATATCAATCATATTTCATTGACAAACAGTACAAGAATGTGAATTTGGGAAGTGTTTCTCTATCAGCGTTAATGGGAAAAATATCAATACTTGTAAACGACTATAGTAAAACATATTCTACTTGTGATGCATTGATGGAATATGTTAACATGACAAGTGGATCTGGAAATATGAGAATGCAAACATTTTCGGATATTAAAAATGGGGATTCCAATCAACATCTAGATTTAATTAATTTCAATAAACAATTTATGACGATTTGTGTACCAGATAAAGAAAGTAGTCAAGTGAATCCGGATATTACATTTTTTAAAGATACTGGGTGTAATATGTTTGCATTAATGTATCAATTCCAGGATCAAAATTTGGGTTTAAATAATACGTTTTTTAATAATGCAGCGTTTGTATTGAAAGAACCTATTTTTTTAGGAACAAGTGAACCGGTTACTAGTATTATTGTAGAACCAACGTTAGTACCACCTCCTATATATCCAACTGTAATATATGTTGCAGATACAACACAAGATACAAAACCAACAGCAGGTAATACAAATAATACGAATACAAATAATACAAATAGAAATAATACAAATAATACAAATAATACAAATAGAAATAATACAAATAATACAAATACAAATAATACAAATAGAAATAATACAAATAGAAATAATACAAATAGAAATAATACAAATAATACAGATGAAACCTCATTAAATAAACTACTAGAAATTGAACGTATTGATCGTCAAAGGTTACAAAATGCGCAAAGAGAAGAAATGATTGCGAGACTAGCGGCTAGAGGTTTACCACCAAACCATATAATTTATGTGAAATATAAGAATGCACAAAAAATAACGGAAGCGGCACAAATAAAATTACAACAATCTTCATTAGCAGTATCAGAAGCAAAAAAACAACAATCAAAATAAATAATATCTTCAAATTATTTAATTCCTCAAAATATAATATAATATATATAAAATATATGAAAAATAAACAAAACATCTGTAAAAATTTAACATTTCAGGATTGTGAATTAGCAATATTAAGAAGTGCAGTTGATAAAGCAGCCAAAAAAATCGGTTCCAAATCTGTAAATTCAGAAGATATCAAAAAAATGATTGCAATAGTAGAAACCTTTATCCGAGATAAAAAATTAATTTGTTACGGCGGCACCGCAATAAATAATATTTTACCAAAACAAGACCAGTTTTATGACAAGGATGCAGAGATCCCAGATTATGATTTTTATTCTTGTACTGCGTTAAATCACGCAAAAGAATTATGTGACATCTTTTTTGCAAACGGATATATTGAAGTAGAAGGTAAAGCAGGACAACATTACGGTACATATAAAGTATTTGTTAATTTTATTCCTATTGCTGACATTACATATATTCCAAAAGATTTATTCCTTAGTTTAAAAAAAGAAGCGATCCGTGTAGGAGGAATATTATATCCTCCTGCGAATTTTTTAAGAATGAACATGTATAAAGAATTATCTCGTCCTGATGGCGACGTGGACCGATGGGAAAAAGTATTAAAACGTTTAACCCTATTGAATAAACACTATCCATTATTACCGCATAATTGTAAAAATGTCGAATTTCAACGTGAGATGCAAAATAAAGAATTTTCAAATAAAATATATGAAAATGTAAAACAAGTTCTCATTGATCAAGGAGTTGTCTTTTTTGGTGGATATTCGTTATCATTATATTCGAAATATATGCCCAATCAATTCAAAAAAAATGTAGATAGAATTCCAGATTTTGATGTTTTTACAGA